AGAGGAGTATTACTGGAAACTTTTGTTGTGCCAGTACCATCCAGTTCAGTAACTGTAAGACTTGCCATACCATGAAATGGCATATATACCTTACTGTCATTTTCTTTAGTAAAATGAATACAATACCTTACAAAATCTGTTGTATTAGGTGTATCATATGTGGCTGCAGCACCTTGATGAACATTAGCAGCATTATGCCAAGCTGCTATAGCTGTAGTTTGAGATATTGAATCTCCGCTCACTGCTGCTCTAAGAGCACCTACATTTACAGTGGTTCCTACCGTTGTACCCGCTGCTGTATCAGCTGTAGATCTTCCAACTGTTAGATACGCATAACCATTGTCACTATACATGTTACCTTTTATTTCTATTAAGAATACACTACTTGTAGACATAGGCTTACAAATAACTGATAAAATATTATGGGTAGCCGTATTTACAGGTGTTAAAACAAATTGATTAACAGTTAAACCACCTGATGACCAGTTTGTTCCATCAGTAGGAAATGCTCCGTTAACATTACTAGGATTTCCTGATGGACCCGCAGAAGCTGTTATAACATATTTGTTAAGTATAGGACTATTTAAAGGCATCCATTTACTATTCTGCCCATAAAACTCTGGTCTTGCTCCACCATAATGATCTGTATTGTATCTAATGTATCCTGTCTCAGCCTCAGATGGTCTTTGAGCTGTAGTACCTTTTGGTAAACTAAAAAACCCTGTAGAGTTATTATCCTGATTCATAAAATCAGTTACAGATAAAGATCTCCAGCTTACATTATTTCCATCAGTAGCTAATGTTTTATCAGTTTGGTTAGTTTGAGATGGCAATGTTTCATCTATATCACCTAAAGTAGTTAATCCTCCAGCTGTAATTCGTAGTTCAACTCTATCATTTTGAGCAAATGCTCTAGCTGTTGTACCTTCTTGTGCTCTAACCACAGTAAAAACATTATTGTTTCTATTTGTAACTTTAACTATTTCTTGATTATTAGAAGTATCTAAAATAGTAGCCAGAAAATATGTGCTGCCTGTACCAACATTAGGAAATTTATTTCCGCTAGTAACTGTAAACTGTGTGTCAGTAGATGTTATTGCTGAGCTTAATGTACCGTATGCATTATTTGTAAATTTTATATCATGATAATTTGTCATTAGAAATTATATCCTTGCCATTGAGCGGTAGTATCTAAACCACCTTCTATGTTAAACCCAAATTTATTTTCAGGTTGTGTATGTTCTTCTACCATCATATGAGCACCGCTGCCAGGGAGAGGTAAGACAGTGGATTTATATGAAGTGTTACCATTTTGTGTATTTATATGATATATACTAAGTCTAAATGCTATAAAATCTGTTACTCCTGGTCTAATAAAAATAGTCGATGCACTGCCCGCATGAACGCCTGCTAATTGAGCAGTGATAAAAGGAAGATCATCTGCAAAACCTAATGGAAAAGCAAGAGTACCAGTGTTGTAAGGATTACTATTGTTTTTATCTCCGTCCATATAAGTAGGTTGCCCTATCGCATAGTTTTGATTATGGATTGTATTATGATTAGGTTCTACTGCAGAAGTCATTCTTCCATTTGCAAACTCAGCTCTAAAAGGGTTTAATGTTGCAGTGTTTACACCATTAGCACCATGGATATGGCTATTAAACTGAGTAGGTGTATCTCCTTCAGTACATTTTTCATCAAAAAGAGTAGATGCATTTAAAAGTTCTACAGGATAATATGCATCGTTATGCATGTAATTAGCAACTAAAAAAGATGCTTTAATATTACTATCATTAAAAGTTCCTTTAAATATCCTAGTATTGTTTGGTTGTGGATCACTATTATAAACATCCATATGCAAATGTATACCAAGAAAACAATTATTAGTACTATTAGGAGTAGCTGTTACACCAAAATTAATTTCAAACACAGAGTTTTCACTGACAGGTTTACATTTAATTCTTTTAACTGTATATGGTGCTCCAAAACCACCCGTAGTTTCTTGACCCATAAGTATTGTTCTTTGAGTAGTTTCTCTATATCCATTGCCTTCTAATGGGGTACTACTTTTATTATTGTTTGCTTGGTTTTGATCAGTAGTAAAATATACATTTGCTATTTGTCCAGCTATCGGCATGTATGCATCATATTTTACATTCTTTTCGTTATCAGTCCAACCATTCATAGATACAGTGGTTGGAGCAGAAGTTTCTCTCTTATAATAAGGACCATCATGCCAAGCAGCACTATATTCTTTTCCTAACTGATTACGTCTAGATCTATAAAAAACCATACGAACACCAGTAGCTGGAAACTTAATACCATTACTAAAATGAAGTTTAAAAGATCTTTTTTCATAATTAGCTGCTAGTGTGCCGCTCCCTACTTGAGAAGTATCCCCTCCAGGACCAGCTGCTCCATTATTCGCTTGTCTTACTTCAACTTTACTTATATACGTGCCAAAAGGTATATCTAGATTTGGATAATTCAAACCAAATCTCCAAGGACTCATAGGTAATATTTCTAAACCTAAAAGATGGTGAAATAAATTTCCTTGGCTGTTTAAAGGCACGCTCCAATAATTATCTACGTTTCCACCGCCGAGAGTATGCAACTGATTAAAACGTTTAAAAGAAGTTTGTTGTCCTTTACTAAAATTATTTGCATTTCTATTTGGATCGTTTCCAGTAGCATAACTAGCTGCACCAAAAGTTGTTACTCCAAACTTAGGATTATTTGCATCAACGTGAGACACAATAGTGCTTGATCCTTGCTGTTGATTACCAGATGAAAATGGTGATAATATTCTTTGAAACCTTCGACTATCTATATAATTACCTGAATTAGTTCCATTACTCATGTTTGTAAATCCATCACCTAGAGCACCTTCATGTTGATAATACATAAAGATACCACAAGCATTTGAGACATTCTGGAAAGTGTGAAGCCATGCACCATATCCAGCTTGAATATCAGCAAACGTCTCTGTAGCTGTATTACCATTGTATAAACCAAAACTTGAACCTAGGGTATTATTTACAAAAGATACTCTAGTAGTTCCTCCTGTATTACCTAAGTAAATTATACTACCATGTGGTACGACTATATCATGAGCTTCATTATTAATAAATGTGTCTGATCCTCTTATGTTTTTAACTGGTAGCTCAGTAGGATTATTTGCATTAAGTATACTTGTTTCTGAATCTCCACCATCTATTTGGCTTTTAAAAGCATAAGTATATCCGTTTATTGCAAATTCTGTATCCCCACCACTTACATTTCCTAAAGTGTCATTCGTATATTTATACCTAGCTGACAACTGACCACTTGCGTGTCCATCAGCGAAATATATATTTGGGTATCTAGCAAGCTTACCATACCTAGAAGTACCAAATCTAGCATCAAACAAACCTTGCCCTGGCGTTAATGGATTTGCTGTTGAATTTTCGCTATAATCTAACCTTAAAACATTATTGTTATAATGAGCAGTAAGACCTTCTTTAATATCTGTAGTCCAAACACCTGTTTCTGCTTGATGAACCGATATAATATAAGGATGTGATCTTACAGGTAATGCAAGATAACCTGTACTGGTGTTAACTATATCTGATATATTACTAGGGTTTGAAAATTTAAGTTCTACGTTTGTACCATTTGATTGGTATATAAATGCAGGTTCTCTGTTCTCAACTAAAAAACCTACACTTAGATTAATTCCAGTAGAAGTAGCACTTATATTGTCCCTTATAGCTGTTAAAGGTCCAAGTTCGGATACTGTGTCAGGGGTTGTATCTACTTCATACCCAAAAGAGAAAAAAGAATTAGTCCCTCTAAAAAGTCTATACCTATCTGGAGGAAACCCACCAGTAAGAATTGTCTTTCCACCTATATATTTAGGTGCACCTCGATATAGCTTGGCCCCAGGATTTCCATTTATCTGCTGAAGATCAGGTTGTTGAAACCTCCACGTTTTTCTATTAACTGGAACTGGAATAAATAATTCATCACTAGGTACTAAATTATCTATATCAAAAGTATCATCTAAAAAATTTGCGTTAAGACGTAACTCTACAGGATCACCTGCAGAAAAAGTATGTCCATTATTAGCTGGTGCAGCTGCATAAGTAATATTACACCGATCATTAAATCTATCATTAACTTTATATATTTGAGTGTTGTTTGGGTTAGCTGCAGAAGTAATTACTACAAAGAAATAACTTTGTTTTTCGCTAGCTGTTTGTGTTTCAACTACCGATGGAAACCGTGCACCTTGACCTTCTACTAAAGTAAAATGGTTATCTCCTGGACTAACCGATGATGCTAAAGTTCCTTTGACATTATTACCTACTTTTGGTGCAGAATAATTTACCATTTAACCTACCGTTACCACCCAAGAAACTGAAAGTGTATCGTTAGCACCTTTATTTATAACAGAAAAAGTAGTACGGCAAAGCATAGTGCCACCTGAACTTGCATTAAATATACCTGCTTCTGTAATAGCTCCTGTTCCATTACCTGCTCCAAAAGTACAAGCGTATGTAACATCAGCACCTGATACATTAGTGCTTGCTAAACTTTGTCTATTTGATTCGCTACCTAAAGCTGTATTTCCTGCAGCTGGTGCTGTGCTACCAGTACCAATAGCCATATGACTCATAGCCGTAGCCGATGCATCTTTCATACGTGAAGCTATATATCCTTTACCTGCAGTTACTACTAAGTTATCAATCTCAATATCTTCTGTAACAATGCCTAATTCGTTAATAAGTGTGATGTTTAATTTTCCTGTAACTTTAATTTTATCGTTAAACATATTACCTCCTAGTTACTAAAAAACTGCAGTGCAAACTCTTCGTTTAAAGGTGGAGAAAAACCAACTAGTGTACCACTATTAAATAATCCTCCATCGCCACCAAATGTTGCTCCTATCTCAAACGTGTTGTCAGACATACTAGTAGAATCTACCACGTTTTTTTGTGGCTGTAAAATTATATTTTGGGAAACCGCTGTACTATCTGTAAATGGATCTCTAGTAAAAGTGAACGCTGGTGTATCTGAAAGAACCACTGGATCTGAATCTATTTGAGTAGTGGATAAATCAGTATCAATAGGTTTAGTAACTGCAACAGAAAACAATGCATCAGACAACGTTACACTATCTGTAAACGATCTAACATATCCTACTTGTGAAGAAAAAACATCACCTAAAGTAACACTATCTGTAAAAGGTTTAGTAACTGCAACAGAAAACAATGGATCAGACAACGTTACACTATCTGCAAAAGGTTTAGTGCTAGTAAATGCTGGTGTATCATTTACAACATATGAATCTGTAAGACCTGGATTATATGAGACAACCCTAGAAAACACATCATCAACTGATATAGTGTCTGTAAACACTGTAATAGGTAAGTAGTCATACAGCATTTTAATTTCGTGCTGTAAAGCTTCATACGATGCTCTGTATACTACATCAGTAATAACTGGATCAGCAATTATGTCTACTTCACTATCTTGAGCTTCTGCTATAATTTTTATACTTGAAGGTGAGTATGTAGCAGAAACTGAACTAGCTGATGCACTTAAAGATAAAGCACCTCCAGAAAATTTTGGGTGGCTAATATAAGCATGAGCTTCAAGCCTTATGTTAGCCATTAGAAGTTGTCCCGAACTCTAAAGCTTATAAGGTCATAAACAGTTTGGAGGTTACCATTAAAATTAATTGTTACTTCACCTTCATACATTCCAGGATCTACATTAAGCACACCTCCAGCGAAATCAAACTGTACTTTACCTGTAGACCCCCCACTAACTTTACCGCAACTTATTGTAGAAAGAACAGTGGTTGTATTTTGTTTGCGAAACTTTAAAGAAACAGAAGTACTACCTAATGATAAATCAATAGGATCACCTGTACCATCATCTGTTAAAGTAACAATAATATCAGGTTTAGTGTTACCTTTTACTAATCTAATTACATCTGCCATATATACCTCATCCAAAAGCTACTGGTTTTACACGTAATGAATTTCTAGCAGACCCAAGATTAGTTCTAGCCCTACGCTCTGCAGATTTATATACATACTGTTTTGCATGAAAAGCAGCTAACTCTCTGTCTGACCATGTTCGCTCTGGAAGAATAAGTAAATTCTGCAAAGCTCCGTGTACTATTAAATTTTCTAACTCATCAAAAACAGTTGTATCCATATCATATGACGTACGTAAAGGCTTAACAGCTACAATCATACGTAACTCATAAGTTTTAAGGTTATCTGGAGATGGTGTAACTACAAAAGTATCTGCATCAAGCTGAGATAAATACTTAGGTACTCCGTAATCTGCAGCTACAAAATCAGGCCATTTCGGAAACCTATCTTGAAATTCTTCAAAAGGTAAAGGAGTTAAAGGGTTACCATCTATAGAAGCATTTAACACTGCATGAACCTCAGTATTAGTTGGAGGTTCATAAGGATAATCATAAACACCTGTAGTCAAAGCTATTTTATTTTGTACATATCTATATGCTAATGTTCTTTCGCAAGCTTCTATAGCTGCATCACGAACATATTGCTCTATGACTGGCTGAGGACAACCTGGTACACTTGGGGATAATCTTGGTACTAGACTATCAAATCTTCTTGGCATTATACAACCTCCTCTTCAGGTATACCGCCACCTTCAGTATCAGTAATCTGTCTTGTCTGAGAAGAAATACCAAGAGCTTGTGAAAAAGATTGCTGAAAGAGTGCAGCTCTATTTGAATTTACATGTTCATTATCTATAGATTCCGCTAAGAATACTGTCCCATCTACAATAGCAGGGAAGTATGCATCAGGTAGCAACGCTACTGTCTGAGAACCTGTGTAAACAGGAGGTGTTTGTGCGTACTCAATTACTATCTTGTGAGAGCTAGGAGCTTTCGGATATATAAAAAATTTATTTGGGTTACGTATATTTCTAATCCAGTTAATTGTATCTCCAGCGTTATCAGTCATCCATGTAGGATAAGCTTGATCTAATACTTCTCTTGTAGTCTCTATAATCCCATTACCTGTTTTATTATAATAAACTTCCATCAATCTAATAGAATCAGCAGGGGCTGACTGTACAACTGTACCATCAGTACATGTAAGATCTGCCTGCAAAGAAAATAAATCTGGTCTAAATATAGCTGTCCTTCTTAATACTTGGTTTGCAAACTTTAACAACATAGCATCTGAATAACGATACGATGTAGCTGTAGTATCTTGTATTAAATCTCTAACTTCTGCTATTACATCATTTAATATCATTGCTCAAACCTTTAGTAACTTCTTCTTCTAATTCTGCAGAAACTTTTGGTGTATCATCTACAACTTCTGTTTCCATATTTACTTTAGCTTTACGGCTTTTTTGTTTAGTAGGTATAAAGTTTTCTGGAAATGCTTCTTCTTCAGTAACTTCTTTACATTTTGGATGAGCCGCAAGTACCTCATTCCAACCATATATTGTTCCGTCTTCAGTATTTTTTAACCATCTTGTTGTCATACAGACCTCCTAAGTCCAAGAAACTCGTTTAGAAGATGTTTTCTTCCGTACTGCTTTTGATTTACACTGTGCCATTGTAGGTCTACAAGCTGGATACCCTTTACGTTTTTCACCTTTTTGTCTACCACAAGGCTTACCTGTTTTACAATCAACCCAGCCTTTTCCTTTATTTTGAGCAAACCATTTCCTAAGGCTGTTTCCTTTTTTTGACTTTACTACTTTGCTCATACTACGCTTTTCTAGTAGTCTTTTTTACTTTAGACTTACCCCAGTTTGAAGCTCCTACCTTTCGGCATTTAGCCAAAGCTCCTGAAGCATATGCTGAGGGCCAAACCTTATAGCGGCTTTTTACTTTATAATAACATGCGTCTTTCTTACCCATAACTCACCACTTCTTACAAGACCAATAACGAGCCGTCATCTTTGATGGCGGTCTGCTATCACAACCATGTCTAGCACGAAAGTTTTTCCTACGACCTGGCTGGTTCTTTTTAATTTTCATATTGGCATCACCAAATCGAATGATCTTTTCTTTACCACCCTGACACGCTTTAACAACAAACTTCTTGCCACCAGATATCTGTCGCCTTGGTTTGTTACATGCCATTTTGGCTTTGTTTATTTTTGGGGCCATATCAAATCCTGTTTTGGTTAGGGGAGCCTAAGCTCCCCATCCAATTAATTATGAACAGTCAACAACAAGTGCCCACAATCTCATAACCGCTGCATCTGCTGCATTAACAGTTTTTACATCAATAGTATCAGCAGCACTGTAGTACTTACCATTACTATAACCAGTAACTGTATTAGGTGAAGCTTCTGTTAATGCTAGGGATGTTGCGTATGACGCTGTTGTATTAGCGTTTACGCCATCAAGGTATCCATCAGGATCACTTCCATCTCCTACATCAATAGTAAGTGTAGCACCTTCTGCAGTAGTTACATCAAGACCAGCTTGCATAACATAGGATTTTGCTGGAAGAGAAAGTACTTCAAGTACATCTCCAGCACCTATTGCTGTTTGACCAGCAGCTGCTCTCTTTGAAGATATAGTAGCCCAGTTAAGGGTTACTTCTATAAAGCTGACTCTGTTAAGTCCTTTAGCAGGAATACCTGCTGAACCTTTATCAAAGCCAGTTGCTTCAGTGTATGTTGCCATCTAAACCTCCTTCTATAATGTAACAATCATTGTGGAAAGAGCTTCAGGCTTAACGACTTTATAGCCATAAACTTGAAGTCCACGAATGATGTTACCAAAGGTTGTTTCAGAACGGATAGTTTCCATATTTGTCATCTGAGATGCAAATGTGAAACCCATATTGTGCCCAGCGATAACGCTGAATTCAGAACCGTTCTTATTAAGATTGTGACTTACATAAAGAGTAAATCTATCAATCATACCCAAACGTCCGTTACGAAGAGGTGTATTACCGTCTCCAGTGATAGACGCATCTTTCAGATCAGATTGCTTGATCATACCAGCCATCTTAGCAGGAATCACCATAAAGCGATCTCCTTCAGGACAGTTAGCTTCATCAAGCACAGTACCCATATCAATGATCTTACCTATAACATTACCAGAAGTAATTGCTATAGGATCAGAACCACCAGTAGCACCAAGGTCAATATCACCAGAAATCCTTCCAGCTGTTTTACCTTTATTACTAGCGTGAACATCAGGAAGAATATCTGTTAAGACTCTTTGATCAATCTTAATCTTCATTCTTTCTGAAGCGTCTTTTGACCACTGATCCATCATATTAACGTCAGCTTGAACTTCGTCTACGTCATCTTCAACGCAGGCAAAATACTCACCTTTGTCAATAAGTAACTGTAGCTTTGGCTTATCAGGCTGTTCTACAGTTAAAGTCTGACCTTTAACATAAGTTTGGATAGTGATTTCAGGGGTAGTACGTATATTTACTGTATCACCCATGCTACGAATCTCACCTTCGTAGTTGGTGTTTGAGATCGCTGCGAGCACTGTTGCATCGTAGAAATTCTCAATGAGCTTTCCAGACCATATCTCAGGAATAAAATTCCCAGTATATTGCGGATGCCCAGGGGATGTTGCGTATGCCATTTTGTCTCCTAACACATATACATTAAGTTAAGCGACCCTCCGCCTGTGCGGCAAAGATGTCACGTTCCATATTTGCCCTCTCCTCATCACGACCTTTGTATTTGCCTTTTCTTACATCATCATAAAACGTAGCTATATCAGCTTGTGTATAAGTCCGTTTTTGAGGCGGCACAGACCCTTGGCTTCTCCCTTTCTTAGGAGCAACCTGCTGTGCAAGTTCGTTTTGATTTGAAGCCTTTACTTGTTGAGCAGATCCTTCACCTTTTAAGCCAGACCAAGATTTAAAGAACGTTGCAACACGGTCAGCATCATATTTACGTTGAGCATCTTCCAAATATGATTGTCTTGACATACCCGATAACGGGTCAACTTCTAACAACCAATTTTGAAAATTTTGATTCTCATTAATAACTTGCCAATCAGGTACAAGATTAGATAGCTGCGACCAAAACATCTGCTCCTGAGTATCAGTAACTTTAGTATTTAACTGTTGTACTTGTGGAATAGTGTTATTAGTCATACTAGCAATCTGAGCTTTTAAGTTTCTAACTTCTTCGATCAGATTGTTTGTTTCTTCTTTAGACACTTTACGCATCATGTCAATAGATTCGCCGTACTCCTCCACATCCTTATCTGTTATTAATCTAACAGGTTCTGGTTGCTTTGGCTGCTGAGCTTGTTGCTTATTCATAGTAGCCAACAACTGCTCAAACTGACTTAACTTGCCATTCTGTTCCGCTATTTGATTTCTCAACTGTGGAACTTCTGCGTTATACATGCCCTGAAGGGTCTTGTACTTTTGTTGCCATTCACCATCTTGATTGTCCTCTGAGTGCTCTCCAGAAGACTCGGCTGCAACTTCTTCAACTTTACTGTCGGCATTGGGTTCGGATTCGGGAGTATTCTCTACCGTTTCTTCAACGGAGGTCTCCTTAACTTCTTCCTCTTTTAGCTCCTTGTACAAATCTTGTACTGCCTCTGATTGTTTTTGAACTTGCTTTGGTAATGCCATTTTTCGCTCCTTAAGGTATGCGTATTAGGCGGCTGGTCATACTAAACCTTTGCCGCTGTTGAAGGGGCCTCTGTAATTAACTTGGATATTTCACCAAGAACTTGACACCGCCCCTGTTGTAGTGCCACGTTATTCATAACACTTGGTAAGGTTTCTAACTCATGTAACCTCCAAGCATCTATAAATTCTAAAACTTCTGGAAACTGTTTACTTACAGCTGCCAGACTATGTAATGTCTTTGCATCAGGTCTGATCATCCAGACCCTCCTGTTTGTCTATTCATAACTGTGTTTGCATCCATACCACCAGCAGGATTACCAGCTGCATCTGTTATCTGTGCCTGCTGTGGCTGTTGCTCTTGCTGAGCTTTTGCCAGCCTTGATCTAAATGCTTCTTTCTCTCTAGATGGAATGATATCATCTACAGGCATTTGAAGACCTTTTGATACTTCCCTGAGTATAGCTGCTCTTCCTTCTTTACCTAGTATCTGAGCATCAATCTCATTAGCTGTAGCATTAAGGAACTCAATACGTCTAACATTAACTGTTTCTTTAACAGCTAGATTAACTGCACCTTTTGGTACAATAGCTAGATCACCTTTGATAGACTCGTCCTCATTGTATCTCATATTATATAAGAATATACGTTGTAATATAGGTTTTATAATATCATTATCAATATGCATAACCACCTGTCGAATACCTTTACCAGCTGATCCCATCAACATTGAAAGTCCAGAGGCGGTTCTACCCGCACCCTGAACGTTCAAATCACCAGTCACATACGATGGAATGCCAGAGTGATCATCAGCAAGTTTAGCAAACTTATCATAAATAGCCGCTAGAGTATTAGCGTTATCTTCAGGCTGTGTAAACCTGACTGCTGGTGCGTTTGCTCCGAGAGGATCATTTGTTACTTGCCAGATCTTCCACGGGTGGAGCTGCGTGATGTCTTCGTTCGGCGGGATCCTTTCGAGG